CTTCTACCCAGAGGCAGATGGGTTTTGCTCAATTATTACAGCTTAAAGAGCTTGGCTTGCCTATCCCTGATGAGTCAATCATTGACGCAGCAACACTTGAGAATAAGAAACAGCTTATGGATATTATTAACAAGAATAAGCAAGAAGCGATGCAAACTGCTCAGAAACAGCAAGAGCTTCAGATGGCACAGCTTCAGGCTCAGATTGAATTGTCACAAGCGCGCGCGTTGGCTGACAAGGGTCTGTATGTTGAGAGAGCGAGTCGCGTAGAAGAAAATCGCGCCATGAGCATCCAAAAACTAAGTGAAGCTAATAAAAATGATGAGCAAGCGTTGCTTGAGAAAGTTAAGATCCTTAAAGAACTTGAAGCAATGGACTTGAATCATATTGAGCGCCTTCTTACTATGTCTAATGCATTAAAGCTTGCAGAGCAATCGACTGTCCAAGAATCAAGACCAATCCCACTTGATCCTGCTGCAGCGCCACCACAGATGCAACAACCGCAAACTCCTCCACAACCAGGAGTTCTTTCCTAGATATATATAGATTGAATGACAGATATAGTTTTAAAAGATACACCTCTTCAGGAATAGTTCCTGGAGGGTAGTAGAGGCGAAACCTTGTGGTGGCTAAAATCCATTGCAGTTCTACCAAGGAGACTGACTATGTCAGCAAAAAAATATTATGATCGCCGCGACACTGTGAAGCGCGGGAGAAATAACGATCGTCGTGATCTCGTGATGAGCGATAGATCTTACGATCGTCGTGGTGAAGTTGTTCGCGATAGCGATTACGGTTTCCGTGGTGACACTATTGTCCATAGAAATAACGGTTTTAATGGTCCAGCTATGCGTAGTAGCGATTATGGTGCACGTGGTGACGCGATGCGCGATGAGAATTATGGTCGTCGTTCTGCAGACATGCGCGATAGCTCATATGATCGTCGTGATGGTGTGATGCGTGATAGAAACTACGGTTTCCGTGGTGACTCAATGAACGATATGCATTATGATCATCGCTCTACAGACATGCGCGATAGAAATTACGATCGTCGTTATTTAGAGATGCGCGATGGCGGCATGATCCGTAATGATAACTACGCACCAAGCAACCTTCCTCAGAATATGAGACAAGATCTCTACAGAAAACCTGGGTATGGCATGATTGATGGTATGGATGACACTATTAACGGCGTTGATGGACAAATTGCGGCTGATACTTATCAGTTCCGCAGATTCCTCAATCCACGTAAATAAGTGTAAGGGGGTTAAATTCCCCCTTTTTTAGGAGATGGGGGATGACACTATTAACGGCGTTGATGGACAAATTGCAGCTGATACTTATCAGTTCCGCAGATTCCTCAATCCACGTAAATAAGTGTAAGGGGGTTAAATTCCCCCTTTTTTAGGAGATGGGTATGCCAGCAGCACCACGTGTTAAAACTTCAAAGGCGACAAAGATTGCTTGGAAGATTTTGGGTAAACCTGAGGAACTTCGTAGAACAGGTAAGCCACGAACTCGAGCTGAAAGAGTCATTGAAGGGCAAGCTTTATTCTATAGATAAGGAGATGGTATGAATGAAATTTTCATGGTTGAGCAATGCTTTTTTGCAAATGTTGACCCAAGGAAGAAGCAAGCTTTATATGAGAGTCGCCTGATCCAAGAAGATCACCGAGCTCCATCAAACCTTCCGAGGCATCCGATTAATCGCGTGTACAATAACCACAAGTACACCGAGCGTTTAGATATGTACAATCAAAGCCAAGAATTTGGAGGATAATCATGGAAAAGAAATTACAGGCTGTAAGAGCAGATAAACTTAAAACAGCTGAGTCAAAAGCAGCAGCAAAGACAAAGCTTGCAGCTAAGGTAAAGCGGACAGCTAAGTCACAGCATACAGAAGAGAAAAAGAAGGCAATTTTGAAAGAGCAGACAGCTAAGTCAAAGCAGACAGCTAAGACAGAGCAAACAGCTAAGACAGAGCTTAAAGCTAAGACAAAGCTTACCGCAAAGACAAAGCTAGCAGGCCAGACCAAGAAGGCAGCTGCGCTTAAACTTAAAGCTAAGAAAAAGAAATAAGCTCTCTCTCTGGCTTATCTTTGTTCCTGCTAGGTTTTATTCTTTCCTAGCAGGGATAGAGAGTAAGAATGTATTCTATGAAAGGAGACCATGACAAAAAAAGAGCAGATAATCCTCAAAGCATTGAAGCGCAGAGTAGAAAAATTCGATAGAGTTGAAACGGTTGGTCAATTATCCCATGATCTTGCACAGAAGAAACCTGAGACGTTAGATCCTATTGCCCAGCAACGAGAGATGCAAAAAGACTACATGGATAATCTTACCTCGTGTATAGAGCGCCATCGTGATCAGATGCCCGGTGATTTTTATGTAGAGATCATAACTAAGACTGAGAAGATCATGTCCAATGTTATAAGAAACTATTTTTCTGCACGCACGAGCTGCCCCTCTCCACGCTATGACCAAACTGTTTTTAAATATAATCGTGCTGAGGAAAGTGTTCGGTATATCTGGACAGTGCCTTCTCAAGTAGCAGCTCTTTTTATGAAAGATAATATTCAGTACGCCCAGCCAGAAGAACGGGAATTAGCGATAATGGCCTGCAAATTCTATGACGGCAGCCTCTTAGCACTTGCCCGTAAGCTTAATAAAGAAGAAGAACCACGCATTATCACGTAAAGGAATAGCATGACAATAGAAGTTCAATACGACCGTAATAGAAGAGTGATAACACCGCCACCAGTTATCATAGAGGAACGCGTAGAGCAACCACACGTTCAAGCTCAAGCTCAAGCTCAAGTTCAAGAGCAGGAGCACGAAGAGCTCTTTAATGCTGATGAGCACCTTGAAGAGTCTCCAGAACCAGAAGTATATACTGAGTCTCCGGTTAATGAAGCTGCTCGTACAAAAGAAACTCAACGCGTTAAGGATGAGATCTCCAAAGAGCGCAGCTTGGTAGCTTTACGCAAAAGAGCTGAAGAAGCAGAACACATTCGCCTTGAGCGCGACGAACTTGCGCGTAAGGTATTAGAGCTTCAATCTATGAAGGGTCCTGCTGAGGACGTAGATTTTAGTATGAATGATGATGACCTTGCTGAGGGGAAACATCTTAATCAAATGAGTAAGATGCAGAAGAGCTTAAGGCATGAGGTGCAGGAGCTAAGAAAAGAATCGCAAGCTCTTAAGCAGCAGTCACATTTACATCAGATTGATATGAAGATTAAGTCTCAGTATCATGACTTTGATGCGATTGTATGTGAAGACACTATTACAGCCTTGAAGGAATCGCATCCTGAAATAGCCAGGACTCTTGCTGCTAACGAGGATATCTATTCACGAGCCGTGTCTGCGTATACTATCATTAAAAATCTGGGAATCGCGAAGGAAGAATTACGTAATCCTGACAAAGATCGTGCCGTTCAAAATGCTGCTAAGCCACGATCGTTATCGGGTTCAACGGCGCAGCGTGGAGATTCACCTTTAAGCCAAGCTAATAGGTTTGCTGATGGGTTCACTCCAGCCTTGAAATCCACGCTCCAAAAAGAAATGAGAGAAGCGGCAAAACGCTGGTAAAACATCAAGAAGAGAAAGTTGATGTCGTGAACTTTTTCGTAGTACACTACCCCTAACGATATCTTGAAGCTTCGTTACCTTCACCTGTACCTTTAGGGCGAATCAGAGCCTCGCCAGCTCATGACGAATATAAGCCTCGTCAGCTTAAACGTGTTTAGGGATTAGTGTAACCACTCAGTTTAAGGATAGACTATGTCAATTATAACGACATCTTCTTTACCCGCTGCGGTCCAGCAAAGTTTTAATTATAAACTGCTGTCGACCCCAACTCCGCCTATGATACATAGTATCGCGGCGATGCGTAAAAATATGCCCCGTAATGGTGGTTTGTTTATACGTTTCAGACGATATAATCCGTTAAATTCGGCTCTTGTTCCTCTTGGTTCATCTGGTATTACGCCACCTTCAGGAAATCTTACGGCGATCGATATTGACGCAAAGATTAACTGGTACGGTAGCTTCTTGCAGATTAACGAGCAAGTAACGCTTACGAACAATGATCCAGTGTTGAATGCTGCTGCTGAACGTCTTGGTGTACAACTAAGACAAACAGAAGATCAACTGATTTCAAGCATGTTGGCTTCTACAGCAAGCTTTATCAATTGTACTGGTGGTGTTAACGGTGATAATCCTACAGAAATTACTCGTTCTGATATTGATGAAGTAACTAAGGGATTAAAAAATAATAACGCTGAAACTATTCTTGATAATATCGAGGGTAAAGATAAGTTTGGTACCGCTCCAATTCGTAACGCATACTTTGCTATGTGTAGTACCAACTTGATTGGTAATTTGGATAACGTTGCTGGATTTGTCCAAGTCAACCAGTACCCATCACCTATGCAAGCATTAGAAAGCGAATGGGGCGCTGTTGGGTCAGTACGTTTTCTCGTTTCAAGCATTGGTAGCGTCACACCGAACGTTTCAGGCCTTGGTGCAGATGTGTATAACATCTTCATTACGGGTATGGAAGCATACTGTTGTGTTGATCAAGATGGCGCTTCAGCGGCTTTCTTATATCGACCACCTGTATACAATGATCCATTATTCCAAAACTGCACAATCGGTTGGAAGATGGCTCAAGCGCAACGTCTACTTAATGACTTATGGCTGTTTAACCTACGTTGTACCGTAGTATAAAGGAGAGACCATGGCTATAATCGGACAAGGTTCATTTATTGTTCCTGCAACTATCGTTAATCAAATAATCGCTATACCTTCTGGTGTTGATACTCTTCGTGTTATGAACTACACGAGAGCTGGTACTATAGGTGGTGCAGCTAGATTTGGATTTGAATACTACTGGCAACGTGGCATGGCCGCGGCAACTGGTCAGGTTAAATTCTATGCAAACGCTGGCGCTATTGTAACAGGTGATACACTCCTTACAGGTGGTTTTACGCTGTATGATCCATCAGGACAAACTGAGGGTTCATTACCATTAATTGGTAACCCTGTAGCAACTACTGCCTCGACTGACGCTGTTCGCCCTGTTATCTCAACAGCAAGCACAGCTGGTATTTCGATTGGTACGGTTGTTCGCGTGAGCGGTACAGGACAGACAGATGTCAACGGTGTTGATATGGTTGTAGGGGCATTTGTGCCTAATACAAGCATTACACTGTTAACGGCAACTAATGCTTTAGCAACGGCTCCTGGCGTTATTGGTGGTGCTGGATTCTACAGAATTATCAATGTAAATTCATTATTCTACCCGCGTCGTCTGACGGTTGTTAATATTACACAAGCTGTTAATGCTAATGTTGGAACAGCTATTGCCCACGGATTAACTCCTGGTCAAGCAGTACGATTCCACATTCCAGCAGTTTCGGGCATGATTCAGTTGAATCCAACGGTGTTTAATAACTATCAAGTAGCGACCATTATGAGTGTTGTAGATGATTACAACTTCACGATTGATATTGATACGCTTGCATTCACACCATTTACTTGGCCAACTGCTGTGCCAAACCAGATGCCGGTAAGCTTCCCTCAGGTTGTTCCTGTTGGTGCAAACACAGCTGAGGCTTTGGTTAATATTGGATCACAAGTTCCTAGAATCGGTGGAATCCAAATTCCAAATACCGGTACGGGAATCCTTGCTGATGCCACAACAAACACTGGTATCCTTGGCATGGTCCTTGGATTAGGTGGTCTTGGTAGCATCTCTGGTGCGGCTATAACAGGCCCTGCTGGTAGTGTTGCTGGAGATAGAGTCTACTGGGTAGCGGGTAAATCCGACTTCGGTGGTCTTTAAGAGTTAGGTTACTAAGGGGTGAGAGGGATAACTACTCTTGCCCCCTCTAAAAAAAATAAGGAATACGACTATGGCAAGATCAATAGTAGAAGAAAAACCTAAAAAGTTCGATATCAACAAAGAGAGAGAGCGCGACTTAGAAAAGATTCGTGGTGTGTTTCATTACCATGAACAACAAGGTGGCACATTATCATTTGATGTTAAGAAGTACCGACAAGATAAATTAACAAAATATACGCTGGTAGACGGGCAAGTATATACACTTCCTCGTATGATAGTTAACCATCTCAAAAACAATTGTTACTACCCGATTCATAGCCATTACAAAACAGAAGACAATAGCCATTCATACCGTGTGACTGATAAGATACACAGGACGGGATTTGAAGGGTTAGATTTTTCTGAGACTACTGATATGAAAGATGTAAGCCTTGAGACGTATAGCGGAATCCCAGCGATTTAAGATAAAGAGGCATACGATGACCACCTATGTTAATCCTGCTTATTACGCTAATCCTAATCCAATATTTCAGCCTTCTGTGAGGCTTATTGCAGCCATAACACAAGCAAGTCCTGCCGTTGTTACAACTACCTTTGCTCATCAATATTTTGATGGTACCGTAGTAAGGCTTGACGTACCACCTGCTTGCGGCATGATTCAGATTGATCATATGACAGGAACTATAACCGTGGTGGATACAACATCTTTTGCTATCGATATAGACAGTCTACAGTTTGCTGCTTTTGTTATTCCTACGTTTGAGCAGCATGTAAATAGTGCTGCTCAAGTTGTGCCTATTGGATCGGCAAACGATACGTTAAAACCCGCCGTTCAAAACGTTTTACCTTTTAATTAGGAGAAA